TTAACTCGACCAACCCTGAGGAGGGTATAATGGCTACACCATCCATTAGCACTTCCTTTATCGAGGAGTTTGAGTCTGGCGTCCACATGGCGTACCAGCGCATGGGATCCAAACTCCGGAACACCATTCGTACTGCGAATGGGGTCAAGAATAAGACCACGTTCCAAAAGATCGGTAAGGGCTTTGCTACAACCAAAGCGCGGCATGGTAATGTCGCACCTATGAATCTTGCCCACACAAATGTCAGCGTGACCCTAGAGGACTATTTCGCTGGTGAGTGGGTGGATGACCTTGACCAGCTTCGTATCAACCATGATGAGATGCTCGTTGCTCAACAGTCAGGCGCATATGCACTTGGCCGTAAGACTGACGATCTTATTCTGGCTGCTATGGATGCCACTACTTCAGCCCATAACGAAACCTCTAACGGCGTAACCCTTGCTTGGGCTTTCGGCCTTATGGAGCTTTTCGGCAATAACAATGTTCCTGACGATGGTCAGCGTTACGTTGCTGTTGGCTGGGAGCAGTGGTCACAGCTTCTTGATCTGGATGAGTTTTCTCGCACCAACTATGTTGGCGAAGGAGATCTTCCTTTCAATAACGCTATGACCGCCAAAGAGTGGCTTGGCTTCATGTGGTTCCCGTTCTCTGGCCTTGATGAGACTAACGGTTCTGGCGCTGCTGGCACTACGCACCGTAAGTGCTTTGCTTGGCATCAGGGTTCTGTGGGCCATGCAATCGGCGCTGATGTTTCGTCCAACATGCAGTATCATAACGACAAGGATGCGTACTTTGTTCTGAATAAGATGCAAATGAACGCAACCCTGATCGATGCTGAAGGTTGTTTCGAACTTGAGCTGAAGAAATAAGGAGGAGTTGAGATGGCTTTTACAGACGCAAACTTCACCTTGGTCAACTATTCGGGCAATGGTTTCCACATCTGGCACTATGTGTCTAGTGGGGATGCTTTGAATACTATTGATACTGCTGGTTACTTCAACAACAAGTCCAGCGAGATCAATGTTGGCGACGTTATCTTTGTCAACGCCTCAAATGGCTTCGGCATTGCAACTGTTGTTTCTAACTCTGGCGGTGCTGTCGATACCGGCGATATCGTGAGTATGACAACGGATAGTCGTTAATGGCTAAGGCTCCAGCAAAAAAGAAGGCGGCAGCGAAAGCTGCCCCTTCCTCATCTGCCAAGACTATGAAACGTCGTAATGGCACAGTTACTCTTGGCAAAAACTCAACTCTTGGTAAGGGAGCTAAGTGATGAAAAAAACTGTTAAGAGGCCCAAGCCACGCAAAGGTGGGGGTTACTAATGCCTATGGGTCCAGGAACATATGGTTCACAAAAAGGCCGCCCAAAGAAAAAGCAGACTAAGACTATGGGCAAGGCTACCCTGACAGCAAAGCAAAAAGCTTTGCCAAAGGATCTTCAAGAAGAGATTCTCAAGAAGAAAAATCAAGGAATGGCATAAATGCCAACAACTCCATCCACCGACATTGAAGTAGCGCAGAAGGCAATGGTTCTGATTGGATTGGAGCCATTGACTTCGTTTACAGATGCTACTGATGAAGCTTTGGTAGCCAACACTATCTATGAAGATATTGTTTCTGACTGCCTTAGTCAGCACAACTGGAACTTTGCTACAGGCCAAAAGACACTAGCTAGGCTAACAGATGTTCCTGTTGATCGATGGGATGCAGCTTATGCTTTGCCTACAAACCCTGACACCTTACAGGTTATCACTGTTACTATCGAAGATGTTCCGCAACGGTATGATATCTATGAGCGGTATGTATACATTAATGCTCAGACAGAAGACGTAGTGGTTCTTAATTATATCTTTCGGCCAGAGACGCAGTACTGGCCTCCAACATTTACCATGTGGGTTATTTTCCGTCTTGCATCTGTGTTGGCTTTGTCAGTGACGCGAAAGGCAGATGTTGCAAGTTCGTATACTACACTTGCTGATGCTCAGTTTCGTAGAGCTAAAGCAAGAGACAGCCAACAGGTAACAACTCAAGGTCTACGATTGAGCAGATTCCATCGTGCCAGACTTGGAAATGGCATTTATCAGGAAATCGAGGGTACATAATGTCTATTGTTGATAAGAACAAAGATCTCAGCAACAAAACTCTATCCGGTTTGAAAACTATGGGAATAGAAATTCCATATCTGAAAAGCGGTAGTGTTGATATGAAAACTCTTCAGCAGCGCATTGATTCAAAGATCAAAAAGCCCGGCCTGTTTGGAAGAATGATGGGCAAAAAATAAGGTTCGAAATGAATGGCCCTGCTCAGACAGTTCTACACCAATTTTACGTCAGGAGAGCTAACACCACTCTTTACAGCAAGGGTTGATTCCAATGCTTACAAGAATGGCGTAAAGGATCTTGAGAACTATCGCATTCTATCGCAGGGCGGCATCCGCCGCAGAGGTGGCCTGCGTTATCTACAGACCCTGACAAACACTACATATCAGGCCGAGCCTTACGTCTATGACGAAGATGAAGCTTACATACTTCTCTTTTCTAACACGAAACTGGAAGTAGTTGATTCCTCCAGCCCAACTTCAATTGTGCAGACCATAAATGGCTGCCCTTGGACTACTGCTATGATTGGGCAGCTCAAGGTGTCTCAGTCAGGCGATACGATGATTGTCGTACATCCTGATATGGCAATGCAGAAACTGACACGCACATCTGCAAATACATTTAGTCGTGCTGCTTATGCATTTGATACCTCAAGTGGCAAGACATTCCAGCCCTACTTCAGATTTTCTGCCCCATCGATCACAATTACTCCGCAGAACACAAACACCAATTCACAGACATTTACAGCAAGCTCTTCTGTATTCAGTGCTAGTGATGTTGGCGATAAGCTAGAGTTTACAGATTCTGCCGGTACTGTTGTCCACATTAACATTACTGGTCATACATCAGGCACAGAGATAACTGGCACTTTCAGCGCAGCAGTTGCAAATACAAATGCTAGAGATACATGGAAGGAACAGGTATTCTGTAGTCAGAGAGGCTTTGCAAGAAGCGTTGCTTTCCATGACCAGCGCCTAATCTTTGGTGGTTCCAAGGATTTGCCTAATCACCTGTTTATGTCAAAGGTAGGAGAGTTTTTTAATTTCGATGTGGGGACAGGTCTTGATGATGAATCTATCCAAGTCCAAATCGCAGAGAACCAAGTCTCTGAGATCAAATCAATTGAGTCTTTTCGTCATCTATCGATTTTTACGTCGGAAGCTGAGTTGTATGTTCCGACAACAGAAAACAGGCCTTTAACCCCAAGCACGATAGCTATTAAACGCCAGACATCATATGGCAGCGGCTCTGTGCCTCCTGTTGAGTTTGATGGCGCACTTGTGTTCCTGACTAAATCTAAAGGCGCTGTTAGGGAATTCGTGTTTTCTGATCTAAGCCAAGCCTACAACTCTGATGCGCTGACATTGCTTTCCCAGCACCTGATTGGCTCACCTACAGATATGGTGTCGCAGCGTGAAGCTTCTGACCAAGTTGAAGCATATCTCTACACAGTAAACTCTGCTGGCAAGATGCCGGTGATGGTCAGTATCCGTAAAGAGCAGCTACAAGGTTGGACTGAATACACAACAAGCGGCAACTTTAAGAATGTTGTTAATGTAAACAGGCAAATCTACGTTGTCGTTGAGCGCACTATTAACAGCCAAACAAAAACATTCTTGGAGCTTCTGGATAATAATTATCATACAGATGCGGCATCAAAGCAGACAAACGGATCTGCAATCACAACTTGGACTGTAGCGCATTTGCCGAATACACAGGTTGTTGTTAAGTCTGGCAATTACTCTATGGGGACATACACCACCAATGGATCTGGGCAACTAACTCTAACCAGTGCTGTTGATGAAGTTGAGATTGGCATTAACTTTACGCCAACAATGACAACCTTGCCGCCTGAGTTTACGTTGCAAGATGGAATTTCTGTTGGTCAGAAGCGCAGGATTGTCCGTGCTGTCCTTGATCTCAATGAAACTCTTGATGTAAAGACAAAGGGTACGAACATACTTATTAGGCGTGTGACTGATGACTTTTCTTTAGAGCCTACTCCAATCAGCCAGAGGA